ATGTTAGTCCTGCTCTAGTTTGCACTGATAGGTTGTCTGCTACAGTTGAAGAACCGTTTGCAGGTGTGCCTGATAGTGCACTACCGAATGTTACATCGGTACCAGAAATTGCAGAAATTGCTGGTGTATTTGCTGTTGATGAACCTGCATCTACTAACATTACTGTGTCTCCGATTCTTAAGTCGGAACCATTTGTTACGTTAGCATCTGAAGTTCCTGAACCAGCAGCGATGTTTGCTACTGTGTTTGGTAGCAATAGCTCTTGGTTCATTTCCTTGATGTGATCAAGTTGTGCGTTTTCGTTTTCCAACGCTAATACATCACCCACACCACCTTCTAATTGGGCAGTGTACATTGCTTTCACAGAAGCACCGAATGAAGTAGAAATAATCTTAGGCAAGCTAGAGATTGTTTCTAGGTTTGAAACATCAATATCTGGTAAACTACCAGTCTCTGTTATTGGTCGAGACCTTTGTGTACCTCTATCTGTTCTTACCCTCCAACCAACGGTGTTACCGAAAACTGTTCTTGGGATTGCGTTGAAGAAACGAGTTTGGTTGTTCAATGACTGCCATACTTTTCTTCCGAAAGTAGACGTGAATATATTATCCGCAGATGTAGTCGTATAGATTGCATCAGCAGTTCCTGTATTCGCTGCATTAAACGCTTTTGATAAGTACTCAGGACCGAATACAGACTGGTTTAGTCCTCTATTCGATTGAGCTATGTATTCACTTAGTGAAGGCATAATTGTTATCCTCTCGTTTTTCTTGGTTTATTGTTTATAGGTTTGCAATTTCGTCTGGCAAACCTTCTACCATACCTTGTCTCTTGAACTCTTGCATTTTTCTGAGTTCTTTGTAAGAAAGGTTAGTAAGTTGGTCGACTACATCGTTCACAGTTTGAGCCTTCTTGATTGGAGTTTCGTCTGCTCCAAACACGTTAGTCAATTGTGGTCTCTGTAATCCATTCTCTTCCTTGAATCCCATTTTTCGTAGTCTTGTCTCGGATTCTTCTTTGACAGCCTTAGAGATGTCTAGGGCTTCAATTTGTTTCTGAAGTTGCTTTATTGATTTTTTCAACATAGCTTTTTCAGAATCATCATCGTCATCTTCGTCATCGTCATGCATAGCATTTTCCATTTTAGGGAATTTGCCACCCATTGCTTTTTCTTCGTCTTCGTCTTCATCTTCGTCATCAGCTTTAGCCATGTTTCTCATAGCTTTTTCTTCTTTTTCATCGTCATCATCATCGTCTTCTGCTTGAATAGAAGCCTGTTGGTCTTCTATCTTTGTAGGTACGTTAACAGTTTCTGAAGTGTCGTCTGCGTCTCCTACATAATTAGGTGTAGCTGTAGCTCCTTTTGTTGGGTCTCCGCCACCAACTACTTTGGTGTCAGTTCCGTCTACGTCCATACCTTGGTCTGATAGCTCTAGCAATACTGACTTAGCAATGTTCTTTACTAAGTGAGCGTGCTCTATAGCTGCTTGTTCTTGCTCCGCTTTTTCTATAGCGTAAGCATCGTCTGCATCCATTCTGCCATCCATTTTTTGTAGCACTTCTGCAAGAGCCGCCAAACCTAATGACGTGCCTTCCATGTGCTTCTCAATTCTATTTAGAATTTCATCAGCCATTATAGCCTCCTAAATTTAAAGTTTTGTATAAAAATTACCTTGTTCGACCCAAAAAAGGTTGGTCTAAGCCACCTCCGACCTCTTTCCAAATAAATATAAAACATTATATTTTATAGTCACTTTTATTATACTAATTTAAGTATAAATATAAAAAAATGTGCGGGTTATTCTACGATATTAGTATCTGCTTCGCCGTTTTCTAAGCGTAACATGTCATTTCGGAAATCATATAGGGGAACTTGCAATAATTTTTTCAGTTTTTCACACTGTTTGCCCTCTGGCATAGCTGCTTCTACTAAATCTAATACTTTTCCGACCATCCTAGAGTGTTTTGCAATTATCCACTCCTGTGATTGTGTAATTTCTATCTCTTCCATCTTATCTTCCTCGTCTATAGGTTTACATTATAGCCTGAGCTACCTACGTTTGCATTATTGATTAATAAATTGTATTGCCCACTAAATACTTCTTGTATAGATTGCTTTATAAAGAATTTTCCTTGAACATTGTATCCATTTACACCATAAGTTGTACCTGTTCTTCTATTAGTTCGGTTGTGGCTAGCTACAAACCCGCCTTCTTCTACTAATTGCATATATGGTGCAGCATCATTAATATTATAAGAAACAGTAAAGTCCCCTTCAGCTGGATTAGATGATGTTATACCACCTGATCCTTTCAGAGCACCTGATACCACAGGGCAATTTGCTTGTGATTGCTCAAATATCTGTTGGACTGTAGCTTGTATAGTTTTTAGCACAGCTTCTCTATAATATTGTATGACTGTTGGATTCATACTATATTATACTGTTTTGAACCTAATTAACTAAAAGTTTTAGACCAAACATCAGGTAGTATATCGTTAAACTGACCCTTACGAGAGTCATATCTGTTTAAGTATATGATTTCTTTACCAATTTCGCCGTATTTAGGGTGATAATATAGGACTAACTGTCTCGGTTTATTAATAGCTTGGACTCTTTGCATTGCAAATTCATCTCCACCTTTCATGCAACCACATATGTGAACTGCACCTGTACCAATATCTATCTCATCTATTCTGTGGAAGTGTCCTAGTAAAGCTGAGTCATAATTATCAGGCACATTTTCTAAACTGTTATCCTGTATATGATTAAGTTCTTCTTTTAGACCTTTCCTAAATGAAAGGACATTTCGCATATTGCTTACACCTCGGTTGATTGCAGTGCCACTACCACCACCACTAATAAAATCTCCGTGAGCTAGCAATATATTTCTGTTACATACGTCAATCGTAGTCATAAATGTTTTCGGTATGTGAAATTCTATGTTCTTTTGATTTTGACAGAACACAGATATCCATTGATACAACATGTAATCCCAATCCATATACTTATTTTTCATAGGTGGTTTTCTAGTCATCCGACCATGATTACCAACTACACATGGAACTCTTACTTTATCAAAGTGTGGAGCAATAAGCATTAGTGCTTGTGATATAAGGTTAGCCCCTCTAATCATTTGTCCCATACAATGGTCATTGTTAGTTCTAGCTAATTCTTCATGGATGTCTCCACTAATCATATCACCCAGCATCGGAACTATAAGCTCTCCAACCTCTGCGGAATTACGTCTGAGTTCTGCTAATGTAATAACTTGGTTTGCCCATCCATAAAGTCTTTTATTAAATATATCAATATTGTACTCATTCAAACCCATCATTTCTTCTGACTCAACATTGTCTCCAATGTGGGTATCTGTAAGAGGTGCAATCATAGACTGTACACTATTACCTTTTATTTTACCTGTGGGTTTTCGGCGTTTGTACTTTTTTACTTCTTTATAGGAAGGGGTAAATTTTTTGATGGAGTCTATTAATAAATCTTCTTTAGCTTCTTTTTTGATAGCTGCTTCTGCAACTTTCTTCCAGTATCTAGCTTCACCTTTGTAAGTTTCTATTTTCCTAGCCATTTTGACATGTGCTTCAGGTGTAAAGTCTGTTTGCATATCTTCCATGTCTTCTGACTGTTGTTCATCGAGTAACTCTACTTCTCTATCGTACCACTTCTGTATTGTGGTTCTATGAATCGCTACACCCCATCTATCTTCTACCCATCTTGATAAAGCACTCCATGTTGCTCCTGCCATTTTTCTTTTTACTATCTCTTCTTTTGCCTCTTCTGGTATTACGAATGTTGTCATTCTTGTCTCCTCTTAATCCTTTGGAACCCTCCTGTTTGGCGGATTCCTATACCCATTAGGGTCAGGTCTAGGGTTTCTTTTTGCCCCATATTGCTTTTCTACTTGTGGTGGAGGGTTTTCTCTCCTACCTTCAACTGATTTTTTATAAGTACCTAAAAAAGGCATATTGTTTAGTTTACCATCTTTTTTGCCTTTTGACCAATCAGTTTCCATTTTTTCTATTTTTGGTTTTACAATCACGCCATACTTAGACGGATTCGCCTTGAAGTCTTTATTAAATTCACGTGAAGCATCTATAAATCTATTTAAACTTTCTTCTTGTTCTAACATATCTGATTCATATACTTCCTGCGGCACCTCATTAGTATCTTCCTTGTTAAGTTGTATCCTAACATCATTTAAAGCCTGAGCCATATATTTACTAAACAGTTCAGTCTTAGATAAATTTATTGATTCATCAATTTTTATATTACCATCTTTAGTTTCTTTGATGCCCATAGCTCTGTTTTCAGCACTCTTACTTCTAGCTTCCATAAATTGTTCTACATCTCTCTCTTCGTCTGGAGTTTTTATAGATGCGTCAGGGGTAAGACCACCAGTTCTTCCTAAATCATACTTAGTCTTTGTCAAAGGCACCAAGTCTAAAGTTTTCTGTTGTGTGTCCTCTAACCATTTATCTAGTTTATCTGGACCACTTGCTTTCTTTTTTCGTTTTTTGTTTTCTTCTATTTCTTTTTTACTTGACTTTTTTTTCTTATCGTCTTTGTCAGTGCCACTGTAAGTTTCAGTAAATATACCCGGATCAGATGCCACTGCTACAATATCGCCTGCTCCTGAGTCAGCCCCTCCAAAATCTTTATATAGTTTTTCTACAGCACTAGAGTTTTTCTTATCCTTTTTTTTCATGGCTAATATATGCCCTAGTCTAGCTTTTAAATGCGATAAAGCTGAGTCAGTTTTATCTTTGTCTAAAAAATTATTTGCTTGTTTTTGATGGTGTTTAGCAGCGTTCCTATGGTAATCACGAGCAGTATTTTTAGGATGGTGTATTGCTTTTACTCCATTGTCATAATAGTAAACAGTCGTTCCATCTGGTTTTACTTCTCTGTGATTATATGAGTGGTCTTCATATTCATCGGGTTCATTAGGTGACTTTGGTTTAGCTGTTTTTGGCACAGCTTTATATTTAGTGTCCTTTGGTTTGAAGTTTTTTGTAGCCATTAATCCTCATCCTCATCGTAATCTTCTACATTTACTGCTTTCGGTTTAGAACTTCCGTCACCACTTTCATATTGATATTGATCACCTATGTATTTTTTACCGCCTGCTTCAGAGAACACTGGATTTCCAAAGTATGCTTTTTCTATATTATTAATCCCAGACCCACCTAAGTGTCCTGTGTATTCCTCGCCAGCGTTAGAAAACCATATTTTAGTGCCATCTGGTGATATTTGTTTAATTATAGGAAATTGATACCCTTGTGCGGCTAAACTATCTATCCATGTAGATGTTGTAACACCCTTGCGTAGTTCTGGATTTTTAATGTTTTTAGACTCTATATTAGCTATTCTTTCAGGTATGTCTACTACAGCTTTTTGTACAGGCTCTTCTTGCGAACCCTCTTCAGGTTTTTTTTCCTCAGTATCTTCTGCCTGTTCTGGTTGACCTTCTGGTTGACCTCCACCCATTGCTGCCTGAGAGGCTTGTGCATCCATCATGGCTTTTTGTTGAGCTGCTTGTTGTTCAGCTTGCTCTAAAGCTAATGCCTGTTGCTCACCTTGTATTTTAGCCACTGGTACAGGTTCTCCTGATACTACAAAGTCAAGCTCATCAATTTTAGCTTTGTTACCATTTAGAGCTACATCAAATCCCATATTCAACATTTGTTGTGCAATAGCGGCTCTTTGTTGTGATTGAGCAATTCTAGTTGCCTCAGCCTTTTCTTCTGGGTTAGGTAAGACCATTTTAAAATCAGTAATTCCAAAGTTATCTATTATAGCCCCGAATATTTTTTCCATAATCTGTCTTTGGTCTCTTTCAACAACTCTACTCATTACTGTTAATTGTAGGGTCTGTTGTGTTAATCCTCCAAATGAATCAGGTGCTCCTTGGAAAACAGGAGAAACACCATATATAGCAGATACTCTTTCCCGTATTTCAGCTCTTACTGGTAAGTAATCCATCTCTTGTAGTGTGTGGAATAGTCTTACCATATCTACTCTACCTCTATTTGTTCTAGAAGATACAGCAATCATAGGTATGTAGTTAGGGTCTTGCCGTGTTTTAGCAGCAAGTGCTTCACGTTCTCTCTTTAAACTTTCTGGGTCATCTGTAGTTACCATAACCATAGATGCAGGCATTTTTCTTTCAAAGAAATATCTATATAAATTCCTGTCCATACCAATTAAGGTTAGAGCTTTTTCAAATATTGTTAAAATAGGTGACCAACCGTATGTTTCAGTCGGATTAAACTTAGATAGATGCACTATCTCAGTGTCTAAGAAATAATGCACTTCTGTTCTGTACAAGTATCTGTACATAGCAGGTTGTAATGTTTGTTTACAATCTTCTTCAGGGCATTCTTCTGGGGATTCTTTTATTTGTTCTCTGTGTATAGGGCAGAAAAAGTGTGAGTTTTTCGGTAAACCAGTCTCATCTAAATCAAATTCTATAAGTGCTGGGTTAATTCTTCTAATTTCTGTGACTCTAGATGTTAACTTACCATCACCGTTATCATAATATTCTTTTGCAAAGTATAAAAAGGCATCATCTACAGTGTTTAAGTCCCAGTGAAATTGTCTTAAAACTTCTTCAAGTCCTTGATCAAACACGTTACAATCATCTAAAAAACTTTTTATTCTGTCTAATTGGCTTTCATCAGGGTCTTCCTTAGTAGGCTCAAACTCTATACCACGTCTAAATACCTCACCAGTAATGTGCATTATAGGGGCTCTTAATTCTTCACAAGTATACGCTACAGTTTGCAAATCTTGAATTAATTGTTTTCTATATGCAAGTTGATTTCTTACATAAGTGTTTACAATGTAATCAACACCAAATGTAGGTCCACTACCTGTATCTCCAGCGGCTTTACTTAATTCCATCATGTCCCCAAACATATCTATCTGAGAACCAAGTTTTCCCATGGACTTAGCCATTTCAGGAACTTCTGGAAGATATTCTCCTAATTTCATATACCCTATTCCTTAGTTATTTCAACACTATCTATAGCTACTATTTTCGCTATCGTGTCTATTGCATGTTGTTTTAACCCTGCTTTTTCTTCATGTGTGACTTCAACTGCAGGGGTAGTCTCAATTTGTATTTTTAGTCTATCGTTTTCCTCTTTCAACTCTGCTACTTGATCAGCCAAAGCGTCATTTTCCATTAGAGCAGCGTTTTGTAACACCCCTAATCTTGTCGCTTCTCTAACTAAAGCTAGAAAACCACCTTCAGATAAGACTGTGACTGCTTCACTTTCATCATTTATCTCATCTTCAGGATCTAATTTAGTTAAATCCTCATGCCAAGTATCGAGTATTCTCCAAGTACCAGCATTATCTTTTTGTGCGACATACTGTTCCTGTCTGTCTCTTAACATATTACCTATAGGCATATCTTTTCTCCTACTATTATTATACTATTTTTTGCTAAAACTGTGAATTTATGCTATGTGACAAGCACTCCAACCACATGTTTTACATGTTTTACAACCAGACTCCATTACTATGTTAGGTTCTACACAACAATCTGCTCCCTCTATTTCTTGAAAGAAATTAAGTTGTTCTTCTGTTTCAGGGACATTTGTCTCCTCTGATTTGTGTGCAGTTACTAATACTTCTTTATCTCTACTACCAGCTCTATAAACTGTAATACCTTTACATTTTGTCTTCCAAGCTAGCATGTAAGTTGTATACACATCTTCTATTGTAGCATCATTTGCAAAGTTTATCGTCTTAGATATCCCAGAGTCACAGTGTTCTTGGAAAGCTGCTTGCATTCCTACATGTGCTTCAGGAGATATTTCAGGTGCTGTCGTATAAATTTCTTTTATTTCATCTGGCACTTCTGTCCTATCTTTTAGTGAACCACCATCAGATAAGTATTCCATGAGTTCTTCTGAATAAAACCCCATATCTTTAGCATCTTGTTCAAAGTATTTATTTACATAGTAAAGAGTCTCTCCCTCTAATATGTTCATCTTTCTATATGCCAAAGAGAATAGTGGTTCTACTCCACTAGACGCATCAGCAAACATAGAGATAGTTCCTGTAGGGGCAACAGTTAGTCGGCAAGCGTTCCTATATTTTTCATCCTCACCGTAATCACTGTTATCCCATGCAGGGAAAGTACCTCTTTCTTCTGCTAAATCTTTAGATGCTTGGTCTGCGTGAGTTTTCAAGAACCTCATTATATCAGACCCTATCTTCCTACCTTCTTTAGAATCATACGATACTCTAAGTTGTGTAAGCATGTCTGCAAAACCCATAATACCTAAACCTATTTTTCTAGTAGCTTTAGTCATTTTTTCTATTTCAGGTGTTGCATATTTATTAGCATCAATTACGTTATCTAAAAATCGTGTAGCTGTTGTAATTGTACTGCGTAATCCTTCCCAGTTAATGTATGGTCTTACTTCTTTGGTATATACAAACTTAGCTAAGTTAATAGAACCTAAATTACATGATTCGTTTCCTAATAGTGGTTGCTCACCACATGGATTAGTAGCAATCATTTCACCATATTCTTCTGTAACATGGTTGTCTTTATTCACTTCATCTAGAAAAATCATACCGGGCTCACCGTTTCTCCACGCACCATATACCATTTTATCAAATACTTCTCGTGCATTTAGTTCGCCTACCACTTGTTTACTCTTTGGATTAATTAATGGGTAATTAAGATTAGCTTCTACAGCTTTCATAAAGTTAGAGTCTACACCTACTGATATGTTGAAATTATGTATATCGCCCTCTACTTTTTTGCAGTCAATAAATTCTAATATATCTGGATGGTAGACTGACATTACTGCCATGTTTGCTCCATCTCTCTTACCACCTTGAGTAATCATGGATGATACTCTAGATAGTGTCTGTAACACTTGTATTGGACCGCAAGCAATACCGTGAGTTGTCTTTATTTTATCGCCTCTTGGACGTAACTTACTTAGGGCAAAGCCCGTCCCACCACCAAACTTTTGTACCATAGCGATGTCGTGAGCTGCCTTCATAATGTCTTCCATACTATCTTCTAAAGGTAGTACGAAACACGCAGACAACGTGCCTTGTTCTGTGCCAGCATTCATGAGTGTTGGAGAGTTAGGTATAAAATTTAACTCTGTCATCATGTCATAAAATTCTTTTGTAGTTAATTCTATATCCGCATCTGATTTACCATATAGTTTTTCAGAAGCTGCGATAGCTTTTGCCACTCTTTCTAATAGAGCGTTTGCGTT